ATATATAGTTCCATTATTATTAGTTAAATTGACTTGACTTCCATAATCTGCGTCCCTCCCACCAACTTTTAATACTGATTTAGGAACCATGTTCTGCATCAACCAGTTAAGCTTCTTATGAGCAGAGCCACTAGTTCCGTTAGACGCCGAGTCAGTAGGCTGTCCTAGATTTAAATTGATTGCTATGGTTTTAGAATCTATAGCATCGATATCTGTTTTCATTTCATTAACTTTAGGAACCATATTAGTCGTATCGGCTTTAACACTTTTAACCTCAGTAAGAATCGACTGAGACGTTGGTTCCAACGCCACTTGTAATCTTTCTACTGCCATTACTGTACCTCCTCGTACTCATAGAATAATTTACCACCGTCTATTACCCAACCTGTTCTATATTTCTTATTAGTTGCCTTATCAGTTGTGATATGCGGTAATCTAGCATTCTCATGTTGTTCAATCATGTTATATAAATTACCTGCAGCATCCTCACTTAACTTACCTTTTATGGTTTCGAACCAAGCAAGAAATAGTGCTTCTTCAGCATTTCTCCAAGCTATAAAGTCTTGTTCTTGTGCATCAATCCAAGCTTCTAAAGCTGTTGTAACCTGTGTCTGCCACGCTGAAAACTCATTCGCTTTTGTTACACTAAAGTTGTTAAACCATGATTGATATTGATTAAAAATTGAAGTCGTATCAACTTGGTCTACAACCCCATGTACGATACCACACAAGCTTTTGTTTAGTCGTTGGTCAGTGATATTCGCTTGAGTTATTTTAGTAGCTCCTGCATTAATTAACACGTCAGCCAATACCAATTCATACGCCTCTGCATCTCTTTGTACAGCTGGAGCAGTAGGTGAAGATGCCTGAGAACCTTTTTTCAAAACAATTTCAATTTGACGTTTTAAAAAATTCAATCGCATAACCACACGATCTATTCGTTTCAATACACCATCAGCATTGTCGTGCTTGATAATATAATCACTATCATTTATGACATAATATCCTTTAATCCAACCCTTACCTACCTTTAGGATAGTTTGCATCCCTGCACTTTCCACAAGTTGCAGACCAGTGCTTGGATTTGGAAAAACCCCATCTCCAATAAATGTTGCAAAGTATTCAGCGAAAAACGCTGCATCATATCGTCTATCACCATTTACACTATTAAAAAAACCACTTCTTATAGCCAATTTATCTCACCGCCTTTTTAATCTTCTCATTTAATGTTGGGATGTTTGAGCCGAACTCCACTCTTAGTTCTTGACCATCTCGATTGACTGTTAATTCAGCGCACACAACCCTTGCATGCATTACCTTTTGAAGCTCATCATTTCGGATACTAACGACATCACCAAGCTTATAGTCAACACCATATTCAAACTGTGCAAACATATCAATTTCACTTTCATATGTTTCTATTTCTTTATACTCTGCTAGCTTTTCTTCTCCACGTGAAATCAAAGTAGCGTTATACTCCTCTGGTGTTAATGTAACATTCTCGCTGTCATCACCAAGGTAATCACTTCTTAAATCGCGTGCATCAACATATAATTCACGTCTATTGAACCCTTTGTAATCATCATTTGCTGTCACATACTTACGGTCAACGTCTTCACCTTCACCTGCCACAATAGCAGTTGTTTTCGCTTCAGCTTTACTGTTTACATAATTTTGTTTTATGACATTATCAAACTCCTTGCTAAATATCACATGAGGTTGAACAGTTTGAGTAATGCTATGATCTTCACCTTGCCATGTAAAAACTTCATATTTTTTATCTTTATGATTCATTAAAATGTCATAACTCATCTCATGTTTTTGACATAGCGCAAAACAATGCTCACTTACTGGACCACCTGTCTTAGTACTGTCATCCACAATATTAATACCTGTATTTGTAGCAAGTTTAAGATTTGGTATTACTCTATTAGCACCTGTATTGATAGCGTTAGAAGAAATAAAATATTTAATTATGTCCTCCACATTACCTTCATACCTTTGCTGTCTTTCGATTATTCGCCAAGATAATAAATAATTAAGTGAATAAGCTACAACTTCAATTTCACTACCGTTCTGGTCGATGTAATCAAAATGCTGAATGATATAGCCGTAATTAAAATTCGACTGTGTTGTAATGATGTTATTCATTTTTAAGAGCTCAATCATTTCAGGTGTACCCGGAACGACCAGTGTAAGCATGCTAAACTTGTAATAATTTCGTTGAAGAATAAGCTTTTTATATTCACTGATTTCTCCAATCCTATTAAAATTCAAATCGAATACATTTAAATCAACCATAGCTACACCCCTATTCTTCTTGCACGATAGTTAAACGACACTTCTAAGAAATCAATATTTTCCTCAGCTTCATAACGGAATAAATTATCTCTGGCTTCTATCTGCAAGAATGTAGAGGACAAATCTAGAACATTGAAAACGTTCGTCTGAACATTATTACGACTTAATATAATTGACCGTTTACCACGATTAGTATTAATAAAAATTTCATCACCTGGAAGCATTGTAGTATTGAGCTTTAACATTTCGTATGTGTTCACATTTATTAATGATGGATTTTTTACAGTAGCAGTGGCTTTAAATCGTATAATCATACCTGTAGCTTCTTGCCCTGTATTCTCCACATTAATCATTGTGGAAGGCGTCCTATATCCCATTTCAATTCCTACACCTTCAGGTATTTCTAGAATGAATTCAAAATTTGGAATCCATAGACCTATTTCCGCGTAATAATCATCTTTCTCATATATAAATGGATCAGTAGCAACGAATTGTAGAAGTCCTTTTAACCATTTCTTGTTGTCGTGCTCGAAACCGTGATTATATACTGGTGCCATTTCCGCATTGGCATATAAATAAAACTCGTGTCCTGCCTTTGTGGTGAAGTCTAGCCTTATTGGATTGTGTTTCGGATTACATACCGTGTACATTTCATGTCGCTTCTCTTCAATCCACCATGCTTCATTTCCGTCACGTTTAATGTAATAAGGGATATCTATTTCTCGAACATTTAGCACAGTCGATTGATAATGTGCCCCATCGCTTGTGAATGTAGAAGTGTTTACATTCGCTTTTAAACCACTAATCTGAAAGTCTTCAGTCAAAAAGAAATGACGACCGAATGTTATCGAATCGTCACGACTGTTAGTAATCTTTAATTCTTTTATATTCAAATCGTCACCTCCTAGAATCCAAATGCCATACGTCGTAATGTACGTTCCATTTCACGTGAGCCGCTATATTGAGTATAAATCTTCACACTTGGACTAAATTGTTTAGAGTAATCATAATTTTGTTGACCACCAACTACTGCGTGTGCAAGTCCTGTGGAAGACTGTTCTACTTGTGCAATCATGCTATTCATACCTTGGATTAGACCTTCGGCAATGTTAACACCAAAGCCTTTCATCACACGTGATGGTGAATGAATATCTAGCGCGCCTTGCATAGCATCTTTTATACTGTTTGCTATCTCAGTCGCTTTATCAATTAGTGGTCCTTGCATGCTTGATAAACCGTTTAATAGCCCTTGTCCGGCGTCGATACCAATTTGTTGCAATGAAGATAATTCGTTCGCTGTAGTTCTTGTTAAATTGCGAATAGCCTTATCCCAGTCTTTCTGGATAAGGTTCAATTTTTCATTAGCAGCTTCACGCATTTTTTCGATTTGGATATCTGTATCCTCACGCATACCTACTAATTCTTTTTCAGTTTGTTCACGTGCTAATTGAGATTTCTCACGATACAACTCACTGTACTTAGTCAGTTGGTCATCTGTCATGCTATTAAGAGCTGCTAACTCAGGTAATGCCTTAACACCTAAGTCCGAAATCTCTTTTAATAAATCTGCATCGATATCACGTTCGGAAAGCTTCGCAAATTCATCTTGCCATTTCTTGAAGCCGTCTACTTGTGATTGTAGATTCTCCATTAGTTCAAAACCTGTACGATCTAATTCAACCTTAAAGGCATCGAAAGTATTTGCGAATCCCATAAGTGTAGATACACGTTTGCTATATGCATCATCATAGGCTTTGTTTAACTGTTCTTCCTGCTTTGCTAAATCATCAGCAACAGTCTTCATCTGACTCTGAAAATCTTTATTAATGGATAGTATCTCTTTATTAACAGCATCAACAGCTTTTTTATAAGCCTTCTGAGCTTCTATACGCTCTTTACTACCTTCCTCAAATAGCCCGATTGTTCTTTCCCAAATCTTAGCTTCCTCGACTAGTGATAGTTCCTCAGAAGATTTCTTATCTGCGATATATTGCTTGATGCTTTCTAAATCAGCTTTGTTGATATCCTCTAAAACTTTTTTGTATGCCTTTTGGGCTTCCACACGTTCTTTTGATGACTCATCAAACTGATCTATAGATGCTTTCCAAATCTCTGCTTCTTCTTCTAAACTTAATTCACCTAATGATTTTTTATTCTCGATGAATAATTTGATCTCTTTAAGTTTGTCTTGATGCTCTTTGTAAAGTACACCAACTGAATCTTTTTTAGATTTCTTTTCGATATCAGCAATTTTTTTAGCAGCATCTTCCTGAATACGTTGGATTTTTATGTTTTCGTCTTTAGTTGTTTTACGCTTTTTGGATGCAGCAGCACGGTTGATTTTATCAACATCTTCTTTAGCACGTTTTTCAATTTTAGCTATTTCTTCATTAGATTTATTGTTAATTTTCTTTTCTTCTGATCTATAGTGGTCAGTGATGTCTAGTAGGTTGTTTGTTAAGTCTTCCATGACGCCTTTGAGATGTTCTTCTCTTTGAGCCATGCCGATTTCCATACCTTGGATAGTGTCACGACCGATAGCCATGAAAACTCGAGATGGAGATTTGATACCTAATAATGACTTAGCTTTTTTAACAACGCCATCCACAACACCGGTAATTGCTTCTATGGCTTCACCAGCCATATTTGATATACCTTCGATTAGACCTTTTACTAGGTCTTTACCAACGTTAATCATATCAGTGACTTTGCTGAGTACACCGTCTATTAGATTGCCTACCAGGTCTTTACCAGCAGTTAATATATCACTTACAAAACTTAAAATTTTATCAATAAGTCCTTTGATAAGTTTTGCTCCAGCACTTATTAAATCGCCTATCAAAGACAATACTCCGGATATCAATTTACCTATTAAAGTAGCACCTGCGGATAGTAATTGACCCACAAAACTAAGTATTTTCCCTAGAAGAGAAACGATTAATTTGGCACCAGCAGCTACAAGTTGACCTAAGATTGATAGTACACCTTTTACTAAAGCGATTATCAGTTCTTTACCGGCCGATAATAATTCTGGAAGAAGTTGAATGATAGCCTTTACTAATGCGGTAATAAGGGTTTTACCAGCCTCCATAAGTTGAGGTAAAACTTGTATAAGTCCTTTTACAAGCGCCTCTATTATTTGGACACCAGCCGCTAACAATTGAGGTAGTAAATCAATAAACGCTTTTACTAAAGCCGTAATTAAAGTTAATGCAGCCTCTATAATTGCTGGTAGTGCTTTTATCAAACCATCTACTAAAGCTTTGATAATTTGTATACCAGCCTCGATAATTTGAGGTAATAATAAAATTAACGCACCTACCAAAGCCATGATAATAGTCAACGCGGCTTCGATTAGCGCTGGTAATGCTGTTACAATCGCTCTAAGTAGTGTAGTAATTATTGATAAGCCAACCGTTATTAATTGAGGTAGCGCTGTTGTTATGCCTTCCACAAGAGACATGATTATATTTAATGCACTCTCTACAATTAGCGGTAAAGCTGTTACAATGCCATCTAGCAAAGTCTGTATAATAGTTAGTCCTGTTTCTATCAACAAAGGTAGTGCGGTTGTCAAAGCGCTAATCAACGTTTCTATTAATTGTACAATCACTTGAATAATCATCGGTAGCGCTGTAACAATACCATCTATTATTGTTGTGATCAGAGATATTCCAACCTCTACAAGTTGAGGTATTAAAGTTGTAATTGTTGTTGTAATCAATTCAATTAAACTAGTAATAGCAGTTATCATAAGTGGTAAATTAGTTGTTATAGCGTTTGCTAAATTTGTAATAATATCAGCTGCTAAAAGTATTACTTGTGGAATGATCATAACCAGCGTATTAATAATAGTAGGTATGATCTCAGCAAATGCAGCAGTTAATTTCCCAATATTATTACTTACACCATTAATCAAATTGACAATTGTTTTAGTGCCTAATTCAATGAAGTGAGGTAATAGTTCTGTTATTTTATTTATGATAATAACTATCGCTGAAACAAAGTTGTTAGCAACATCATCAAAAGTCATCTCACCTTTAAGCATTGCGAAAGTATCCTGTAGCAATGTCGTATGATTAAAAAGTTTTAAGAAAACACTTGCTACAATACCAAATGGGCCTAGTAGCATCAATGCTGCTGAAGCAACTGCTTCCAATGCTATTTTAAAGCCATCCATAGCATTACTTACATTTAATACATCAGTAACAATTGACAACTTTTCTTTTAATGTTCCGAGTAATCCAGTAACTGTACTCAATGCCCCTGACCAAATTGACGCCATCATACTTGGCACTTCCGTCATTTTTTGACCAAATGTTGATACAGCCGATAAAGCACTGTTAAATCCTGATACCATTTTTGTAGATAAAACACCAAAGAACTCACTAATTGGTTCCCAGTATTTAATAATTAAAACTGCCCCGGCAACTAACGCTGTTACTGTAAGACCTATCGGACTAGTAAGCGCGGCAAAGATGGTACCTAAAAAAGCAAATTTAGTAGCAAGAAATGCAACTAGTCCACCTGCCTCTGCGATAGCCAAAGAGAGTGCTCCGAAAGCTCCAACAATTGAACCTATAGCTGAAATGAACAGTCCTAAAACCAAAATAATAGGACCAACAACTGCCGCTATTCCAGCGAAAGCTAAAATTATTTTTTGCGTCGTTGGAGATAACTCGCTGAATTTTTCTACAAGGGCTTGTGTCCAAACTACTACATCACGAATAATAGGTATAAGTATATTTCCTAACTGAATTGCTAGAGTTTCTAAACTACCACCTAGTTCTTCGAGTGCACCTTTTAGGTTGTCCTTCATTTTTGCGGCTGCTTCAGCAGAAGCTCCACCACTATTTTCAAGCGACTTCGTCATAGCATCAATAGTTTCAGGGCCAGCCTTCATAAGCGTTAACATACCCGAAACGGCTTCTTTACCAACTAATGCTGATAATGTAGCAGCTTTTTGTGTATCTGTTTGTCCTTCCATGCTGATGGAAAGATTATCGATTAATTTAGATAAACCTACAAAATTTCCTGCATTGTCAGTAATGGAAATGCCCATTTTATCCATGAGTTTCGAGTTTTCTTCCGATGGATCTAACAGACCTAATAAAGCTCCACGTAATGTTGTTCCGGCTTGTTCACCCTTCATTCCGGCGTTAGTCATCAAACCTATTGCCGCTGCAGTTTCTTCTAAGCTAATGCCCAATGCATTTGCTGGAGGTCCTGCATATTTCAAAGCGTATTGCATATCGGTTAAATCTGCTGCTGAAATGTTAGCGGTTTTCGCTAAAATATCCGCAACCTTAGTTGCTTCTGATGCTTCTTTTCCGAATATATTAAGAGTGGATGCCATAACTTCAGCTGTTTGAGCCATGTCACTTCCGCTTGCCTCTGCCGCTGAAATAACACCAGGCATAGCGCCAATGATTTCATTTACCTCGAACCCCATTGCCGCCATATTTTCCATACCTACAGCAACTTCTTTTGCAGATTTTGACGTGCTGGCGCCGAGGGTCATCGCTGTGTCAGATAACCTTTTCATATCGTTACCAGTAGCCCCTGCTATCGCTCCTACTCTGGACATTTGAGCCTCGAAATCAGCAGCTGTTTTTACCACACCTACGCCCAGTGCAGTTAATGGCGCTGTAATTTTCATGGTTAAATCCCTACCGATAGATGTCATCTTGTCGCCGACAGCTTTAAGTTTTTCACCTGCGGCGGATGCAGCTGCACCAAACCTTCCCCATGCTGTTTGCGACTGTGCTAATTCGCGTTCTTGACGGTTTAATTCAGCTGTAACTTCTCTTAGTTCTCGTTCAGTACGATCCATTTCGGCAGATGCTCTATTAAGTTGCACCGCGAGTTGTTCAGCCTGCTGAGAATGTTCACCGTATTGTTGTTTAGCTCTTTCGTGTTCTTCTGATAAACGACGCACTTTTGTACGTTGACCTTCAAGCAAACGATTGTATGCTTCTTGCTTCTGACGCAATCCTTCTATAGAGTTACCCCATTCACGTCCACGGTTTTGTAACCCTCGAATTTCTTGGCCCATCGCTTGTAAAGTTCTGTTCATTGACGTAATGGAACGTTCGAACTGTGCATTATCAAGTGATAAACGTACTCTTAAATCGCCTACTTCTGCCATTCATATCACCATCTTTCTACCACTGGATTTGGTCTGCGTAAGCACGTGGTACTTGCTCTTCTTCTTTCTTCTTCCAACCTTTAAAAGTGCAATGTCTATCCCATAAAGAAAGTAATTTTCGCGGTGTGGTCCTCCACACTCTCTCTTCATCCATGTTTAAGTGGACAGTACCGATGTATATAAAAAAATCCGCTGGCAACTGTTTGTCGCCTTGCGGATCGTTTACTTTCCCTTACCATCTGTGGAAGGCATAGCATTCTCAAATGCTCCTGTAAGAACTTCAATAACTTCGTGTATATTATATAAGTCAATTAATGCACCTACTTCTAACTCAGTGATATTAGCATTCTCTCCATTCGCTAGTGCGATATGAAGCAATGTGCGGATTTTCTTTAAATCTTTCATATTTAGATTTTCGAACGCTTTTTCGAAATCACCAAACACATCTTGTAAATTACACAGCGCATTCAAATCGAATTTCGCTTCAAATTTCTTACCTTTTAATGTGATTTCCATGCCTTCATCTTTCATTTCTTGTGCTTTTGTTAATTTTGTTTCCATTTAAATCTCTCCCTTTAAGTAAATTTGCATAATAAAAAGAGAGCGAAATATATCGCCCTCTAAAACTTTTTATATTAAGGTGTAGGTGTTGTTGAACCTGTATAAACTTTCTTGAACCAATTTGCAATGACTTCTGGTTTCACATTCTCGTCATCTTCATCCACAAACATACGTTTAATGCCTTCGCCTTTTGCGTTTTTAACAATATCAGAGTTAACAAATACACCTTTAACCGATGGAGTATTATACTCTACGCTTTCGCCTTTAGTTTTGTAGTTTTCTTCAGGTAGTTGGAAGTTACCTTTGTAGTACCAGAAATAACGATACTTACCGTTCGATTTTAAAGAACGGAATGCTAAGGCAATATTAGGTGCTACATCTCCTGATGCATCGATAATAACACCATCTTCGTTCGTATCCTTACCTAAAATATCTGCGTAAATAGAATTTGCCAACGCGTCAATTTTAAATTCCATTTCAGTTTCGCCTTCTGCCGCTGCAGATTCAGCTGCCCCGTCATCGGCATATAAAACTGTATTAGAAGTTTTTGGTGAAATTTTAGCTTCAATTGCTTTCGCTAATTTTTGAATCGGATTAGAAAATGCTGTTGCAACATCTGTAGCACCTGGTTTGATTTTTGTGTAATTAATATCTGATAAACCAATTAATACTCCTCCAAAAAGTTGAATATCAAGTGGTAATAACATCTTCATTTCTTCCATTTAACTTCACTCTCCTATTTTATTGTCATAATAAAAACGATAAGCCTTGTGATATAATTTCGTATCTTTTTCATAGGCCTCAAAGTACGAATTCCTCACAAACCCTATCGCTTCTAATCTTGTTTTAACTTCTTTTATTAAATTTTCTATATCGCCTTTTCCAAAAGCTGATACTTGTATACTGAACCTTGTTTCTTGCTCTTTATCGTCAGCAACTAATGCGGCTCCTTCGTTGTATCTTGAAAACACGATATAAGTAGTTTCTGTACCTGTATAAACTTGATTAGCAACTGGAAAACCCATAGGCAAAAGCGCTTCACGAATAGTTTTACTTAAACTCATAAGTTAGCCCACATCCTAATTTCTTCGGCCATCATTTGAATAAGAAAACTTTTATGATTTTCAAAAGCCGGACGCATAAATGGACGAGCAGGCAATTTTGATGTACCCCATTCGTGAAAGTAAAGATAGAAGGCATCATTGTTTTGATTACTTAAACCAACATTGATTGTGCCGTCCACAATTTTTGTATCAATCACAAACGAATCTTCTGATTTACCTGTTCGTTTTTTCAACCCATGGTTATAGACTTCAGCTTCCAATACTTCTTTAAAGTATTTGGCTCCAGTAAATAAAGCTGCTTCTGTGACTTGTTCTCCATTAGCCATTCTTTCAATTTCTCTTGTAAGCTCTTCTAAACCATGCATTTGAATGTTTAAACCACTCAATCATCACTCACCTTCTTACCTGTTGAAATAGCAACTATTGTATAAGTCGCTTCTTCTTCATCATCTTCTAATATCGCTTGGATATCATAGATAATCTCTTTGTGGATGATGCGCTGTTTTTCGTGTAATCCATCAGTCGGTCGAATGATAAACCTTTTAACTTTTGTATTTACTTCAGCAGCTGCAGAAATTATTTCAGAACCTTTGATAGTTTTTATCTGGGACCATAGTCGTTTTACAGTTATCCAATTAGGCTCTGGATATCCATTTTCGTTTACTGCATCTGGATCATATTCTTGGATTATTATTCGATTACGCATTTTACCAGTGTTTAATTTTTGCACTTCAATAACAGGCTTTGGAAGACGTTTCATCAGTTGTTTTCCTCCATCGCTTTAGCTAAAGATAAATTTATAATCTGTGTTAAAAAATTATCTGAGAAAAACTCTAATACGTCGTTATAAGCATAGCGTGAGCGCTCAAATACAAGCTCTTTAAAGCGTTCGCTAGTGTTTATATCATAATCACCGCAAATAGCTTGTAAGTCCTCCACAGATGCTTTTAAGATACGAGTTAAATTGTTGTCTTCATCATCACTTAACTTCATACGCTCTTTAAATTCAGCTAAAAGTTCTTCTGTGATTTCATTCATTTAACTCACCTACTTCTCTTTCGGCACTTCGTTTTTCTTAATGAAAATCTGACCATATGTGTTATTTGTGGACGACAATACTCTAAGGCGTGCAGCTGTTTGTTTTCTCGTGTCAGGTGCAGGAAAAACGTCCCCCTCCCGATAAAATCTACCATCTTTATCCTTGAAATCTCGGACTACTTTATACACTGTTATCCCTCCTAAAAGTGGAAACCCCTTAAGATTAAGGAGTTACCGGTAATGTGTAAATTGCTGCTACTTTGTTATCGCGTGGCTTACCAAAGGCGAATGTTTTAGCGATGTGTAAATTGCAATCTTCCATTGCTAACGTTTCTTTGTATTCCGTTACCTCAATTCCACCGCCACGGTATGCATCATAACGATCACTTACAAATGCAACTAACTCACCTTTTGTAGCAAATTCTGATTCTATAAGAATGAAATTGTAAGGAAGTTTTGTAATGAAATCACCTAGTGAGTTTTGGATAGTAAAGTCACCTTTTAAATCCCAAGCATCAGCTGGGTTAATCACTAGCGCGACCTTACCGCTAACGTTTAAAGGTTTACCGTTTTCTTTCTCAGATAATTCTTTACCGATTCCTGCAAATTCTTTGATAATTGTTTTTGGGTCAGCTAATGTCAATGCACCTACTGCTGCTTTTTTAGCATGACCGTTTGTTGGATCTACCGCTTTTGCTAAATCACGAATTAAACCAATCGGTTCTTCTTTTGTTGGACCAGCACCGTTAATAACTGCATTTTCTAACGCCACTGCATACGTTTCTGTGATTTGTGCCGTAACATAAGCCGCTACCCATTTAGGTCCGAATTTAGCTAAATCCTTCGGTAATACAACGAATGCTGTTAATTTAGATTGTGCAATTTTTTCTTGTTTGAACGCAGCATTTAATTGACCTTTGATGTCGCCAAAAATTGGACCCCATACAGCCGCACCCTCATATTCGGAAGTAATTGTCGTTAGCGTGATTGTTCCTAAGTTTTTGAAATTGATAACAGAAAGTAATGGGTGCTCGCTCGTTAAATCATCATAGATTCGTTCTTCAATTGTATACGGAAGTACAATATCATCTTGGAAACCGTCTGAAATAACTACGTTGAAGAATTTAGTTTCCTCTGCTGTCATCACATCAACACCACGATTAGATAAAATAACTTGATCCATCGTGTTGTTAGCTACTTCGTTTGTAATTTGAGTCGTTAAAGAATTCACTAATGCATCTTGCATATTCACCCAAGCTTCTTCAACTTGCTCTGGTGTTGATTGTTCGTTTTTCACAACAGCTGCATACGCTGTTTTTGCTTCATTGTAAGCATCTGTGTGGTTAGTTAATTTAATAGTCATTTATTATGACCTCCTAGTTTTGTGTATTAAAAAAGGAACCCTTTGCGTTTCACTACCATCTGTTGTGGTTGCGGTGCAGGTTCCTCATTTTGTTTATTTTTAATTTGTTCTAATTCGTTTCGCATTGCTTGCATTTGTGATTTCATAGCTGATAATTCTTCGTCGCCTTCCTCAGATGATGTAGGGTTGGAGAGTTCCTTGATTGAATTGTTGAATTTTTCAGCTTCATCTTTAAATACATCCGATTCAACTTCCTCTGCTTCTACATCTACAATTTCGTCGGCTAGACCTAATTCCACCGCCTTTTTCGCCGATAAATATGTTTCTTCATCAAGCATTTTTGTGGCTGTTTTAGCATCCAAACGATGCAAGTATGAAGCTAGAACCGATTCGCCGATAACCTCTAAATCATCTGCTACCTTGCGTAATTGCTTTGCATTACCACGGGCAAAAGTCCACGCATTGTGAATCATCATCTGTGTATTTGAATACATGCGAATTTTATCAGCACCCATACAAATAACTGATGCTGCACTTGCTGCAATACCTGTAATCGTAATAATTACCTCGCCTTTATGGCCGCGTAATGTATTCATTAAATCGATACCTGCGAAAACATCGCCGCCGTATGAGTTGATTTCTAACTCGATTGCTTCATCTTCTTTTATGCTTCGCATTTTGTAGTTGAAGTCGTAAATGCTCGAATTCCATGAAGCAATGTCACCTTTGATTTTATGTTTCATTTTTTTCACCTCCTCCCACAGAATTGTAGTTTTTAGTTAGAACAAATTCATCTAACGCTGGATTATCCGAACGTTCATTTCCTGCTATTTCGCGCACTTCATTTCGAGTAAACGCGCCACTAGCAACAAGTTTGTCAATTGCCTCTGCGATTTCAAGTACAGATTTCGCTTGAATCCCGATAACGTTAATACGGCCACCTTTTAAATAATCAGCTTTACTGATGAATTTCGCATTCAGTTCGTCAGCAATCAATTTATTAATCGGATCAATACAGAACTTAACATAAGCCTTCATGAGCGAATCAATATCAGCGATATCACCATGAATTAACTTCTGTGGAACACCTAAAATATCTGCCACTTCATCAATTAATGATGCCTTTAATTTTGCTATGTCCTCCACAGATTGAGAGGATGTATTGCCGTCTGCGATTTCGTCATACTCAAAACCTTTTAATTTCGGTACGATAGCGACAGCCTTTTCACGAAAGGCTTTGTACATATTGTTAATAAAATCTTGTAACTGCGTTTGTCGCTTTGCATCTAGCGCTTGATTTGCTTCAATGTTTACCGTCGCTCGAATCTGATTAGAACGTAAATTAATTTCGACTAAACGGTTAAACAGGTCTGTATAATCTTTAAACATCCCGTCCATAAATTTGGTCAATTTTTCATTCCCAAACTTTAAGTAAACAACTTCGTCCATCGAAAAAGTACGTTGAAACGTATAATCTTTGACCGTTACGTCTGTGAATTTATCTGGGTATATCGCGTATTCTTTTCGGTTGAATGAATCGACTATCAATAAATTCGCGCTATCCGTTTTTACCACTAATACTTCACCTTCGTGAATCAACCTATAAACAAAATGAAACCAAAAATCAGCAGCGGATTGGTCTGTATTCGGTCGCACGTTTAGCCCATAATGTTCATTGTTAAATACACGCTTACCATTTTCGACGATTCGAAAATCGGACATACTAACTGAACGTGCGATGAATGAAATAACTGTTTCAAGTGCCATCTTTTTTAAATATGCACGACTTGGTTCTTCGTAATCAAAATCGAAGGTGAACGAGCTTTCATATGTTTTTTCTCGTTTAAAAATCGGGAATAATGCCATTTTTTTATTTCTCACCTCCTTCTTAGAATTTCAAAGAACTTAGCATGTCTAATGCATTGTCTGAATCGTAATCATCCAAATCTCGAGAGGCCCACACGCCATATAGAAACATCATAAAGCCGTCCGTTTTACGTTTCACTTCTTCTTTTTTGCGATAAACTTTATTGCCGTTTGGAAGTCGTTTAACAAGTACGTTATTCGTGTACCAGCGCATCATTGGATTAGCTCCGAATATAACTTGTTCATTTTCGAATGCAATTTCGATTCTAGGGGCTAACAATCCACTAGCCGCATCTGGATTTCTAATGATTTCAACTTCAAAGTCAAATGATTCGAATAGCGGTTTGAGAATATCCATTTTGTAACTATCCCCAACAATTTTTCTGATGTTCCAACCTTCAGCGCGCTTATCGACAAACCACTTAACAACTAAATGAGGATCCATTGTTTCTAAATTCAAGACACTCAAAAGACCATCGTTTTCCCACTCCCGAATAGGAGCGAATTTACGATGGTCTTTCTTATTGTTATCTTCACTTTTCGTTTTACTGTACGCATAATGCTTGTCGGCGAACGACTTACAAACGTACGAGTGAGTGAGTTCCTTTGGGACATAAAAATTATCATTTCTTAAAAATAATAATCCCATTGCTACAAAATCACGAACAGATGCATAGTCTAAGCAGCCGATACATTCACGACCTTTTAAAGAAGATAAAACGTATTCTTGTTCAGTTGCTTTAATTTTCTCCCATGACGTTACACTTTTTTCTAAATCAACTTTCGGTAAATTCATACGCTTTGTAACAAATTCCTCATAGCCGTCTGGATCGTGCTCCAATTTGTTGTATTGCTTTTTGATGGTCCTAAAAAGATTTTTCGCGTAATCAGACATCGGTGGATGAAATTGCGAGTTCGCCTTTTGCCACATGTTAAAATCATGCATTTCACCTTCACTGTCTAAGCAGCACATAAAAGGAAATAACCCATCATCCCGAATACTTACTTGCCCGTTTAAAATATTGTCTGCTCGCTCAAGTAACTTGTCTGAAAATCCATCTCGCACATAACCATCTGAACCTACAAAGAATACACGTGGGTTCGATACTTTACCTAAACCGGAAGTAAAAACATTTACTGTGGATGAATCTTCGTACTGGTGAATTTCCTCGAATATAACTAATCCATCACGCAAACCGTCCTTTGTCCCAGCATTGGAAGTATGGTACTGAAAAACTGATTTTGTATCATACGATTCAATTAATGCTTTCTTGTGGTCAAAATATTGTTTCAACGCATCACTTTTATCAATAGTATTATAAACTTCCGTGAATGACATTTTCGCCTGTTTCTCACTATTGGCTACAACAGACACATTGTAATTGTCGATGCCGTGCAATTCACTGATGAAATAATTTGCTAAAGTTGATATACGCCCTGTTTTACCGCCTCCGCGACCCTCATAATCCAAATGTTCATCGAATACCAACGAACCGTCTTTGTAATATAAAAAAATAAAGCACGTTTTGAACTTCTGCGTCAGCGTAAGGGGGAAATAATATTTTTCTGTAAACGCAATGTAACTTTCAATTTGCTTTTCATCGAAATACATATCATCAGCTGTTAATATTTCACGCTCAATCAATTCGATTAGTTTTATACGCCTTTGATTTAATATGATTTCACCATCACGCCATTGACGAATAAATTTATCGACATAGCTGTAACTAATCAAATTAAACCACCGCGTTTTGGCTTGCCTTCCACAGTTGAAGTAGGGGCAGTGGCCTTTAACTTAAATTTAATCGATTTCTCTAGCGCAATAATTTGAGCATTGATTTTCATTTTTTCATTCATGCTCGGATGGCTCTTTATGAATTTCTGCGAACCGTTTTTGATAATAATGCTTACGCCATCGCGATCAATTACTTCATCACATTTTGCATCAAGTTCATACAAGCGAATCAGATTATTTACTTTTTTAATTTCGAGCAAATCAGATTCGTCGATACGTGATAATAATTGTTTTTTTAGTTCCATAAAATTTTTCTTTTCCATGTTAACCCCTCCCCTCCTCACCCCTAATGTGAAAGGTATTTTTTAAATATTTTTAGACAATCGAG